ATGCGAATTTCAAATAAGGGCGAAACAGAGTTCTTCGGCCGTGTGCTAGATAAGCCTATGGATCCAGAAATTGCTAATCCGGCAGATGAAGGCTGGCTAGCCGATGTCTATCGTTACTCCTCAACAGTACACCAGGCCCAAAGAGCATCTCAACGCATGCTTGATCGGCTCAAGCGCTACCACGCCGCCAAAGAAAAGTCGTCATCTTGATCTATTAACTAATGGAGATTCCTATGCCAATACTCAACGTCAAAGTCAGCGGGGTTGCATCTGCTGAACGCAGTCAAAAAATTGCGCAAATGCTCTCACGGCACACGCAAGAAATTTTGAATAAAAAACCGGCGTTGATTTCAATTTCTATCAGCTACATTGATCCAGTGCATTGGATCGTTGGCGGTGAATCGCTTGCCGTGCAGAAAAAATCTAGTGTTTATTTAGATATAAAAATTACCGATGAAACAAATACCAAGTCTGAAAAGGCTGAGTACATAAAGGCGGTCTTCAATAGCTTCGAGGACTTGCTCGGGGACTTACACCACGAAAGTTATATCTACGTGGAAGACGTGCGAGCCTCAGCTTACGGGTATGGCGGACTTACGCAGGAGTATCGCTATCACCGTTCGTGATCGATAAAGCGGAAAAGATTTCCAGGGTACTCGCCGTCTAATTTTTCAATATCCGCAGCGTCATCAAGTAGCCAAAGCACTTTGAATGCATTGAAACAATTTCTCTTGTTTGTTCCAGTCAGCAGGAAAAGTATTTCGTGTCAACCATTGCATGGTCAAACCTTCTGGTTGAACTCCGTTGAGGATACTTTCAACAATTTTTGGTGACAACAGAGAAAGCCTAAGTCTCTCATTCACTGTGCTCGGTTCTAGCCCCTCTCTCTGAGCGATCTCTGACCCGCTGGCGGTAACGCCCATATCAATTATTTTTGCCCAGTAAAAAGCTTGGGCAACAGCATTGATGAGGGGGGAATTAATCGTTGTTTTCTTTGTCTGTTCTTCAAGTGAAGAATCAGCGGCAGGAATGACCACTTTTCTGCCCCCGCGTTGCCTAAATTTAAGCTGTGAATGTTTGGCGATACCAAACTCATCGACTGTAGCTTCGGTGTGTTCCATCGATGAATCTTCCTTAGGCGAGCTCTAGCTTAGGGGCCTGTGATTGCATAGCTTTCACAACCGCTCCTAGTCCCTCGAACCGCATCTGAACCTCAACCCCGTTTGGCTTGATCACCACCCGCTTAATCAGCGCATGGATGATCTCCGTCTTCATCTTCGTAAAAAACTGATCCCAGATACTTGCCGTGTGTCGCAGGATTAAGACCACTGCCTGTGGCTCATCAATGCTCGGGTTGATCTTCTGAATTTCAGACCAGTACTTATCAACCATGCGTTCGCTACGCAGGTATTCCAGAAGTTTGTCAGTCACGGCACCTTCTAGCATGGCCGCTTGGTAGTTCCAAGACTGAGCAGCCTCTGCACCCTTGTGTATTTTCTTGTTGATGACGTAGTAGCGATAAACCTTGCCGTTGGGTTTCTTGGTTGCCATCGGTATCAGCAAGTCACCATCTTGCGTGTACGCAATGCCTCTAAGCAGGAAGTCATTGCGATTTTTCGTCTCCCATGTATTCCTGCAACGTTGGCGGTTATCTTGCGACAAGATGGCATGGGTTTGCTCCCATGTGGTGGAGTCAATTAAGCCTTCGTGCTGCGCGGGGAAGCTTTCTCCCTTGTGGGAGATCTCTCCAATGTAGGTGCGGTTGTGCAGGATTTTGTAAATGCTCTGCTTACAAAAAGCCTTTTTTCGCTTTGTCTGAATACCCTGTTCATTGAGCTCTTTGACGATCTTGGTCGTTGATTTTTCAGCAATGAATTGCTCAAAGATGTGCTGAACCAGTTCAGCCTCTTGGGGTTCAATTTGGAGCGCTCGGTTTTCAACACGGTAGCCAAGGGGGACCGAACCACCCATCCACATGCCTTTGCGCTTGGACGCGGCAATCTTGTCTCTAATGCGCTCTCCCGTGACTTCACGTTCAAACTGCGCAAATGACAACAGTACGTTGAGCATCAAGCGTCCCATGGATGTTGCCGAATTGATCTGTTGGGTCACCGAGCTAAAACTCACCATGTGGTTGTCAAACACCTCCACCATCTTGGCAAAGTCAGCCAATGAGCGCGAGAGTCGATCAATCTTGTAGACCACCACGATGTCAATCTTTCCGGCTTGAATGTCTTTGAGCAGGCGCTTCAAACCGGGGCGCTCCATGTTGCCGCCAGAAAACCCCGGGTCTTCATAAAAATCTGGCACTAGCTCCCAGCCCTCGGCTTTCTGGCTGGCCACATAGGCAATGCCAGCTTCGCGCTGGGCATCGATGGAGTTGAAGGACTGATCGAGACGTTCGTCTGAAGAGACGCGGCAATAAACCGCACAGCGTTTATGTTTGATGTCCATCATTTTTGAACTCCTTGATTCAAGCCGAAGAAAGCGGGACCCGACCATTGAGTCCCTGTAATTTGTTTTGCGATAGCAGATAGCGACTTGTATTTGTGGCCCTCGAATTCAAAACGACCATCCATTGCGACGGTGACGAGGTAATCGATTCCGTCAAACTCTCGGATCAGAACTGTCCCTGGTAGTAGCGTGGTACTGAGGCGCTTGCTGGTTTTGATCTTGGAGAGTCGCTCTCCGATATCCGCGAGCAGGTTGCGTGTCTCTGGGCTAATACCGCCATAGGCGATTTCTTGAAGTCGATACGCAAGGCGCGATTCCAGTTGTTTTCGATGGGGGTGTTTGGGGCGCTCTTTAAAGTGCTTGTCCCAAAGCTTCCAAAACTCTGGCATAGGCAGACTTGAGAGCGAATGCAATTGATTACCAACAATGTTGGTCAAAGGCAAAGCATCTTCTCTTGCGATGTCGTCAGTCACGAGCGAACTCCTGTATTTGTTGAGGGGTTCGTATTGACGCTCTGCTGGGCAGACAAGTCCAGAAACTCGTCTCTGTCAGTGGCATAAATCTGACTCTTCGAGGCTTGCTCCAGATCGTTTTTGGTCATTACCGCAGCGTGCGCAATGAGCTCCGTGACCTTGTCCAAGGTGAGGTGTTTGCTCTTTTCCGGCTGACCGTTTGAACGGGGGCGATAAACGATGACTGGGGCGGGAAGTTGTGGTGATTTCATGGCTAGGTTGGTTCTTGTCAAAACTGGCCTGGAATCGTAGGTCTGACCCCCTTAACGCGTAACTCTATGTAACGGGGATAGTAGGGACAATGGGCTCGAAAGCACCGTAAACAGGGCCTATGAGCTCGATCCGGTCGTAATTTTGGGGCTTGTCGAGGTGGCTTTGACAGATTTTTCAAATACTGTATATTTATCCAGCAAAACCGTAATTAAGACCAAAATTGGCACCACTAAAAAGGTGGCCGATTGGGTCGATTTTCCTAATAAAAAGAAGAAGGAGACAACGTGAGTAAGCCCCAAACTTATGCAGACATCTTGCTCTGTCTGCCCGTCGATGAGACGCTCAAATCATTCATGGTTCGTCATGAACTTCCGCTGCCAGAGAGGTGGGCGTGGCAAGACAACACCTACACATCTCGTTCACTGATTAAGTTCATTCAGAACTACCAAAACACGATCAAGCGCGACCGCATCATTGCAGGCTTGCATGCAAGTTCAACACTTGCGCATCCATTGGGCAAGCAAGCGATGTTTCAAGCAACGCACGACAAACCTAACGAGTTGGTTGGACTCATTGCATGCAAGAACGATTTGCATCGCTCCTTCTGGCTTTACGTCAACCATCCAGCCTTGTTCGAAGCCGCTGCTGAGATTGAATATTTGGATCAGCACAGCCAGCAGGCACAACAGCACGACCTAGGACTGCGTCGTGAGGTGAATCGTGACGAAGGGTCCATCACTAACTTTTGCGATGCCATCAAAGTTTTCTACCAACGTGAATTGGGTTGTGGCGAGGTGTGCGTGGTCAATGTGCTGGACCGTTCGCAGGGGACGCAGTTGATCACGATTCACGCCAAAGACCTTGCGACTGCGCGTTTGGAATTTGAGGGCACACAGTTGCAACGTCGTGTTGGCAGTCCGAACATTCACATGGTGCTGGAGTATTCGCAGATTACTGGTGTTGCGCGAACCATCATCAGAGGTGGAGCGAAATATCACGCCATGCTGTGTGAGGCATTTGCGACGCATATGTTGGGCGTCAGTGCAGAGGCGCAGCGAATTCAACGTCCGGTTCTCGATTTATCAAAGCTGCGCCTAGGGATGCAAATTCCACAGGCATTTGAGGATGGTTTTGTTGGGCTGCAAGTCAAAAGCCTGCATTTACTCAGCCCCTGCGAGCGTCTGAAAATTGAATGCTCGGCCAGTGGCTCGACAGACCGTCAATGTGTGACGGATTTGATTGGGACCTACTTCCAGAATGAAAACCCACTTAGCCGTGGCTGGGAGATCCACGCTGCGACGCTGAACTTGTTCATGGCCCCTGCGCAGGGAAAGTCACGCTGCCCACTCGTGAGCGTAGAGGTGACGAGCAAGGGACGGTTGAACTTGCACAAGTTCGATGAGAAGTTGCGTACCCAGCTCGAGGGCTACCTTGTTCACCTTGAAATTCTGGAGCCTAAGCAGGCGCTGAACTTCTATGAAGCGGGAACAATGGGGAGCAGTCAGCCAATGAGCTTGTTCGAGTGAGGGGGCTCAAATGCCTGCGAATAAAAAGGCGATGGCTTTGGCTTCGTTGCTCCTGACCCGTGGTGGGTATTCCTATGAGCGCTCGATCCCCAAAGCACAGATAACGGGGCTCAAGATTCTGAGTGAGCTCAAGGCGGTGGTGCCTGGGCCATTTGACTCACGTTTTGCGAGTTGCTCGTTTTGTGGCTTGCACCGGGGCCCTGTGTTTCGGTGCCATGGCGAGATGCATGTGCAGTGTCCAGACTGCGGTCCTTACAAGGTGGACCTGTCCGAGCAGCGTAACTGGGCAATTGACACCGAGTGGGTGATTAGAAAACTCAGAGCTGCATTGAGCATTCCAGCACATATCGCTGTCGAAAAACTGCACGATGGGGTCTGGCAGATCGGGGTCTACAAGAAACGAGCCGTTTTATTGGCTCAACGCATTGAGCTCGTTGTGGCCAATGCGTTGCATCTGTTTCATGGAAAGACGCCTCGCCCTGACAGTTGGGTGATCACGCCACGACCATTAGGTCGAACCTCATCAGATCCACTCACTGGCACCGCGACCTGGTGGCACCTTGAAGAGCGCTTTGCGATTCATGGCAATGGACTGCGGCTCTTGGGTGAGGTGGGAGGTGAACTCGATCTTGCGGTTGAGACCAAATCGGCGGCGGTGCATGGGCCGTTCTCAGAGACCTTTGAATGGGTTCATATGCCGGAGTGGTCACGTGACCCTGTTCGCTTGACTGCGTCACAGGCGGCAATCTTTGCTGTGCTCTGGCGGTACCAAGGGCAGCCTCAGTCAGCCGAGACGATCATGAGCAAGGCGCATTTGTCGAGTGACAAGCTGATTGATGTGTTCAAGGTCAAGGCTGCGAACAAAGGGGATCCGTTGTACGAAGGGCCTATGCATGCTTATGAAATTCTTGTCGTTCGCAATAAGCGGATGGGCTTGTATTCGTTAGTATCTCAAATGGGCCTGAAAGTCAGTTAGCTAATTAATTAGCCGCCATTTTTTTGAGCTTGCTATTAATCAAATGATTCGAATGTTTCAGTTGTACTAATTGTTATTTGTATAAGTGTGAAGCCACTAAACGGTTTATCTTGTGAGTTGATTATTCCGCTCGGCGGATGTTTTCCCCCGTTTTCGTTGAGCACTGTTTGCATCAGTAATTGTTGATATGCGGATCCATTCCGGAAGTACGAATTGGTGAACCCTTGTGATTTATAAAACTTCTTAGAGGACCAAGAGCATGATATTTTTCTAGAAGTCAGTCGACCCGTTTTTGATTTGAATCGATTTAATTTCGGTTGTCGATTGCAGTAGTCGATCAGGTCATCTACCAAATGCCCCCAATCTGTTGATCTGTCAACAATTGCTCCTTTGAAGCTGCTCTTTGTTCCTATTTCGGCCATCCCCAGCACTACATCAGACAAATGATTCGGTGAGCCAGTTAGGGTGCATAGTGCTGATGGCCACACTGTCATATATGGAAGGCACTTTCGCATCTCACTTTTGGGTACGAGGAGATATCGGGCGTAACGATTTAGACCAAGTTGAGTTGGTGAGGCTCCTAAGTCATAGGTCGCATGATTTTTATTTATTGGGGGAGAGTTTTTCTTCGATCCTGAGACCACTCGAAGAGGCTCGCAACAAGCTTCTAAAAGATGTCGCTCATTTTGGGTTGAGGTGTTAGGACTCGATCGGTCTAAGGAGTCTGGATTTGTGACGCATTTTGCTTGCAGTAAGGTCGCACGTTCACTGTGGGTGGTATTTCCTAGGTCTTGGACTTTTACTACAAGAAGAAGATCCGCTAATTCCACGTTAACAGGAAGTGGATTTTGACTTGCGGAGAGTTGATAGCGCGTTCGTGCTTGCGGATATTGATCAATCCAATTGGAGCTGACTGTGACGTGTGCATCATTGCTTATCGATGCGATATGCCGTGCCAGCCAGCGAGTCAAATATTTAACCTCGTGTTCTCTGTGCAGATGGATCAGATGCCATCTTTCCATTTGATTGGTATTTTTAGATTTCCGTTGATTTTCAACGTATCTCCAGAATCTCCAGCCGTATACAGTTCGCTTTGTCATATGGTTGTGGAATTTTCTGCATTAATTTCTGTTTCAAGATTTTTAATCGAATTCAGCACAGTTGCAAACTCTGGTACGTCCCCAAAAATCATGCCTGTCATAGCTTGATAGTCTCGTTTGAGTTCGTCAACCATTCCAGCCGTTGGCATGATTGCAAATGAGCCTTCTAACGCACTCTGTAAATCGTAGTCTGGACGATTGAAAAACATCAAAGCATGACGAAAACAGTCAGCACCCAAGCTTGGATTCTTTATGGCGCTTACGCCTGTGTCTGAGTTGAATAGTCTGTAGAGATCGTAGTAATGTCGTGAGACACGGTTCCCCTGTTGCCTAACTTCACCTCGGTTGTCATGCCATTTGCGAAGGCCATGAAGGATGACGACTTTGTCCCAAAAAGTTCGTTCAGCATCGATCGTCACAACGTTGGAGACAATCAAATCAGTATCCGGCAAATCATCAGACAGGTAAGGTTTGACGGTTACCTCTCTGTGAGGATCTAGGGCCGACTTTGCGCCTGCCTCAATCTTGACGGTTGGCTTGATGTAGCTGTTGGGCTCTGCGTTAACAGTCGGATAGCGAACAAGCAACGTCTGCTGGTCTGGATCATCTGGATCGTTGATGACAACAGGTTCTGTTATCGAAATTCCTGCTTTGTCAAAAACTTCCTGAATCTGTGCGTTTAGGCGGCTGAGAAGTGCCCCTTGGATATAGCTTTGGCAAGCCTCTTTGATTTCGTCAAGAAGTTGGCGTTGCCTTTTTCCAGACAAACCTTGCAAATTCTCGACTTCGATATGCTGGCCAATGTCTTCCCTGAACACCGTGATGTCAATGTCCTCAGAAAATCTGGAAATCAATCCATAGGCTTTTGACAGCGAAGTGCCGCCCTTGAACAAAAGCCGAGGTTCAGCGGCTTGGCGACCGTTGAATAGAAGATCTAGCGTCCATGTGACCCAGAAGTCTTTTTCAACGTTTTGTATTGGCGTACCAAGTCGAGTGGCAGTGGCCAGAAAAAGACCTTGTCGATCTTGTTCGGATGCACTGATGACTTTCAGGAAATCGGGATTCATGCGACCACTCCTGTGGAGTCATGTTGAGACTGAGTTAGCAAATTTTTAAGCCACTTTTGCATCCAAACAGGCACGGTGTACATACCCGTTGCCAAATCATCTTTGATCGCTTTGGACTGTGGGTCTTGAAGCACACGGGATAGTTTGATTTGAATGATGTCTTGATCTACTGGAGAGCTTGTTCTTATTGCATCTTTGAGCCAGTAAAGAGATTGAACGATCTTCATGGCTGGTCGACCTGCCCAATAAAGCTTACTTGGCGCAGTTACTTTGAATTGAACTGTGAGGTTGTCTAGTTTGATTGATCGCAAGCGACCGTCGGTGTGCACGATTACCTGTCCGGGCACAGCATTAGTCAGCCCGAGATCATTGGCTGCAGTCATCCCATCAATCAATAAGCGCACTTGATCACGCCTGCCGACCGCATCAATAACACTTCGATAGTCTGGTGGAGTGGGGCGACGCGTCAGAGAGTTGATTCTTGGTTTGTCATAGAGACCGCGATCAACCCTGCGAAGAGCATCGCTTCCTACGAGTCTTTGCAGAGCTTTGTCCACTGCATCCCGTTTTCCTAGGTCGAGGAAATCTCCCGGAGTCCACACTTTTGTGTCCGGTGCTTGTGTGATTCGATCCATCACCTGCGAGTTAAGGGCGTGCGTTGAGACGAACATAGTCATTCCTTGTCCGAAAAGTATATACACATTTCGGACAAGGTGCAACAAACTGAAGAGGCTCAATCCTCTAACGGAGCAAGATTTTTAGAGTTTTCGCAACCTAAAGTGGCTTTTAATTCCATTTATTTGATCTAAATACTCATTTATATGTATTTTTATACAGATTAGGGAGTGATTGGCGAACTGGAGATTTCGAGCAAGTTCACCAATCAGTTCCTTATCAGTTCTCCATTTATTTCCTGAAATAGAGCCGTTGTCCCTCTACTAAATCAAAGGAGTAAATATGCGGTCTGCAACACCTGCCCGAACCGGGCGTACTTCCCCTCTCGGCATACCTGGTCAAGAAGCTCTGCCTGCCGAGCGAATGGTATTCACCGAAGCTGATCTGGCTTCTCGTTGGGGTATGAGTCCCAAAACCCTGCAACGCTGGCGAACCGAAGGTCGTGGTCCTCATTACCTGAAGCTCGGCAAGCGCGTGACCTACACCGTTAACGCGATTGAGGCGTACGAGAACTTTGTGCAACACATCTCGACTTCACAACGTGTCGCAAGCTGAGGAGCCAAACATGAACCACCTCCAACTCCACCAGGCGGCTTTGCCTGACCTCTCGGCCAACCAAATCAGCCGACTCCCCAAAGATCAACTGGCTCAGTTCAGCCATGCGGTGCAAGAACTCCGTGACTGGACTATCCAGATGCGTGGGCGTATTAACCGTGGTCTTGAACAACGCTACGACGAACAAATCCGACAAGCCAATAGCTTTGGTGAGGAGGAGTCAGCATGTTTTCGGATTGACGACGGGGACTTGCAGATTGATGTCTCGCAAGCAAAAGAGATCGTCTGGGATCAGGAACACCTCACTCAAATCGCCGACCGCATGGTCGCAGCCGGGGACCGCGTGCAGGACTTCATGGAAGTTCACTTGTCAGTGTCCGAGGAGGACTATGCCAAGTGGCACCCATTACTTCGAGCAGCTTTCCAGCCCGCGCGCCAAGAGCTTGTCACTGAACCTCAATTCAAGATTCGTTGGGTCGGCGAAGTCCAGCTCTGAATCTACCCCTCATTCACACATTCATTGGATTTACACATGTACCCAGAACAACACGCCCACAACGCTCCCAGCAGCTGGAGCGATTTCAACGACGCCGACGCCCAGCAAAGTGGCTTTGACCTGATTCCCAAAGGCACCCAAGCCGTGGTGCGCATGACCATCAAACCTGGTGGCTACGACGAACCCGAGCGCGGATGGACGGGAGGCTACGCAACTGCTTCACATGAAACAGGAGCGGTCTTCCTATCATGCGAGTTTGTTGTGTTGCACGGCCAGTTTGTCAAACGCAAGATCTGGAGCAATGTGGGCTTGCACTCCAATAAGGGACCTACATGGGGGCAAATGGGGCGCAGCTTTATCAAAGCGGTGCTCAACAGCTCACGCAACATCCACCCGGATGACAACTCACCCGAGGCGGCGCATGCGCGACAAATCCGAGGCTTTGCAGATCTCGATGGCGTGGAGTTCCCCGCACGCATCGGTGTTGAAAAAGACGGCAAGGGTGAATTACGCAACATCATCCGCATGGTGATTGAGCCTGACCACGAAGACTATGCCGATCTGATTTTGGCCAAGGCGCAAGCAGCAGGGCATGGTGGATCAAATGGTGGTGCACCCGCTGCAGCTGTCCCCGTGTCACACGTGCCGCCTGCTAACTTGCCGCCTTCGAACTACCCGCCCACTGGGTACTCCACCCAAACACGCGTGCCCAGCACGCAGGGACGTCCTTCATGGGCTCAGTGAGTGAAGTCGTGACACATGTTGAGCAAACGCGCAGTCATGAAGTGTTGGGTTTGTACCAGACAGGCCAGAGGCTTCGGCCATGCGGATATCCGCTTTTCTGTGGGACGTGCAGCACGCTATCCCGTCGATTGGGTGTTTTGTTCGCAGCGTTGCCAGCGGTGTTTTCACAAACTCTACGAAGCTGGTGTGCGTTTGCTCAACCGTGGCGATGCGCGCACCTCAGTGAAGGAGGGCAATGTGATTGATCCTTCCGAAGCTGAGATGGCCGCCATGCATCGTTGCCTAAAACCCTTGGGCGAGGCAGCGAACGAAGTGGGCATGGACCGCGCGCTGAGTACTTACTCACAGGAGGAGGCCTTGCTTCTGATCAACGCGGTTGTCACCACCTATGTCGAAGCGATGGTGCAAGCGCATGAGGCAAGCAAGTACCCGCCTTTGCGAATGCTTGGCCAAGAGTCCTACGGTTAGACACGCAACCCAAACGCAGCACTAGCTGCTGCGCTTTATCCAATTTTAAAAACCTGATGCTGACAGTGCCAACGGTCAGCAGGGAGAGCTTTTGCCATGACAAATCAAATACCCCGAAACACAAACGCCAGTCCGAACTTTGAAACCATGCTCTCGTCTGAGCAAGCGGCAGTCGCATTCAATCTGCCGTTTTACTTTTTCCGCAATCCCTATAAGCGCAAGAAGCTTCAGATCCCGCATTACTACATCAACAAGCTGGTGCGCTATCGCCTCAACGAGTTGCGGGTGTGGCATGCACAACTAGGTGAGCTACTCGCGGCGCAAGCAAAGGAGGCACAGGACCAACTGGTGTCTGAGCGATCTCGCCACTCTCAAGGAGGCGAGGCTGCACATGCTTGATTTCAATGACCCTGCCCAAGAGGCGTTTCGCAAAACGATTCCGTCTAAAACGGATAGCTCGCGCGAAAAAGACGATATCCGACAAGCTTTGCTTGAGCGCTTGAGCACACTCATTGCTGAGATTTGGCCAGCAGGCAAACGCCGTAACACCAAGTACTTGGTGGGCGATGTGATGGGCGGCCCAGGTGACAGTTTGGAGTTGCTGCTCTCAGGCCCCAAAGCAGGACTGTGGACTGACCGCGCAACAGGTGAGGGTGGTGACATCTTCGATCTGATTGCACGTCACTACCAGCTCAACACACAGACCCATTTCCCGGATGTGCTCAAACGTGCCAAGGATTTACTGGGTCGAGTGGACTCACTGCCGCAACGCCCCCCAAGTAAAGACAAGGCCAAAACGCCTGCAGTCGATGACCTTGGGCCCGCTACTGCCAAGTGGGACTACCAAGATGCATCAGGCAAGCTGATTGCGGTGGTCTACCGCTATGACCCTGAACCCGGCAAGAAAGAGTTTCGTCCATGGGATGTGAAACGTCGCAAGATGGCACCCCCTGACCCGCGCCCCTTGTTCAACCAACCCGGCATCTCGTACGCCGAGAGAATCGTTCTGGTCGAGGGTGAGAAGTGCGCTCAAGCGCTCATTGAGTTGGGCGTGTGCGCCACGACTGCCATGCACGGTGCTAATGCGCCCGTGGATAAAACCGACTGGACACCACTTGCTGGCAAGCATGTGCTTATCTGGCCTGACCGCGATAAGCCTGGCTGGGACTATGCGGACCGTGCGTCACAAGCCATCCTGCTCGCGGGGGCACTCAGCTGCGCAATCCTCCAGCCCCCAGAGGAAAAACCTGAAGGCTGGGATGTGGCCGATGCGCGCGTCGAAGGATTTGATGTCGCTGGTTTTATCGCGGCAGGTGACCGCATGCCTGTTGTGCGTCAAGCCGACGAGAACATGGCAACAGACATCGTGGATGGACTGGACTACACCACTGAAGATGGCTTGGCCATGGCGTTTACGCGTCAGTTTGGTGAGGACTGGCGGTTTTGTTCACCATGGGGCAAATGGTTGGTGTGGAATGGCGTGCGCTGGAACATCGACAAGTCGCTCTACGTGCATCACCTGAGTCGAACGGTTTGTCGTGCCGCGTCCTACAAAGCAGACACGCCAAGACTCAAGTCCCGCTTGGCTGGCTCGAGCACCATGTCTGCGATTGAACGCATCGTTCGCACCGACCCACGTCACAGTGCGACCGTTGAGGAGTGGGATGCCGATCCTTGGTTGCTCAACACGCCTGGTGGAATCATTGACCTCAGGCGTGGCGGAATGGGGCCGCACAGGCGCGATCGACGCATGACCAAGGTCACCACAGCCACACCCAAAGGCGAAAGCCCCGTGTGGGCTAATTTCCTTGAGAACGTGACTGGAGGCGACAAAGAGTTGCAGCTGTACTTGCAACGCGTGGTGGGCTACTGCCTTACGGGCGATATCAGCACGCACGCCTTGTTCTTCCTGTACGGCACAGGGGCTAACGGCAAGTCCGTGTTCGTCAACGTCATCTCAACCATCTTGGGTGACTACGCGGCCAACGCTCCCATGGACACGTTCATGGAAACACGCTCAGACCGTCACCCAACAGACCTCGCGGGCTTGCGTGGCGCACGTTTCGTCTCGGCCACAGAAACCGAGCAGGGCAGGCGTTGGAACGAATCCAAGATCAAAGCCATCACAGGTGGTGACTTGGTGACGGCTCGACTGATGCACCAAGACTTCTTCACCTACCCGCCTCAGTTCAAGCTCTTGATTGCGGGCAACCACAAGCCCGCCATTCGAAACATCGATGAGGCGATGCGTCGTCGCATGCACTTGATCCCTTTCACGATCACGGTGCCGCCTGAGAAACGTGACCCCTTGCTCACGGAGAAGTTGCTCTCTGAGCGAGATGGCATCTTGGCTTGGGCGCTACAGGGTTGTTTGCTCTGGCAGCAGATCGGGCTCAAGCAACCTCTCTCGGTGACCAGTGCCACGGATGAGTATTTCGAGGGCGAAGACGCCATGGGGCGTTGGATGGATGAGCGCTGCAAGCTTGGAGCCAATGACAAAGCGCTGACGGTGACTCTCTTCAACGATTGGAAGCAATGGGCCGAGATGAGCGGTGAGTTCGTGGGCACACAACGCCGATTTTCTGATGCCCTCATCACGCGACGTTTCGACAAGTGGCGCAACTCCATGGGCGTTCGGGGCTTTGCGGGTATCGACATCAAACAGCCCACCAATTTCCCTAATCGCAGCTACCCCTACAACGATAACTAGGAGATAAAAATGAAACTTAGGAATTCAAAAACAGGTACTTTGACACTTACGACACTACTTAACAGTAGTTCTCTACGCGTACGTACATACGCGCATAAAGAGAAGGAATGTTTTAAAACGTCAAATGCGTCATTCGACGCATTTGCCCTTCCATCGGCACATGGATATTTGACGATTGGAGGTGTTCAATGAACATTCCCCAACCGCACTATCCATCGCCCCTTGGGCGCATGCAAGCCAACCCCATGGATGTTGAAGCCACCAAGCGCCAGGGATGGCGTGAGCAACACATCTTGGTCATCTCAGAGCAAGACACACGTCTGAACTTTTTGGAGCGTCAACTCATTCGCAGCATTGGTGAGCGGCTCTACGGCCAATCACACCATGCCTCACCAAACTCACCCAAGAGAGGCCAGCATGGATGAGATGTGGACGATTGATGTTGTGGCCGAGCGTTTCACGGAAGCGGCACGCACTGCGAGGCGACTGCCTCGAGTGACTGTGCAAGGCTACGTGAGCACTTGGCCTGTGGTCGCGCAAAGTGAACTCGAGGCATATCCCGATCGCGACAAGTTGTATCGATTGCCGCCACCTAGTCCCAAGGACGTGGACCTGATGCTTGAGGTCATGCAGTGGGTGCAAGTGTTGGAGTTGGATGAGCGCCACTTGGTGTGGATGCGCGCCAAGCGATACGACTGGCGAGAGATAGGTAAGCGCTTCGCCTGCGACCGCACCACAGCGTGGAGACGTTGGAAGCGGGACATGCAAGTCGTGACCGACAAGCTCAACGCCAAAGCAAAACCGATCTCAATTCGATCGTGAGTGTTCTAGCGTGATTTGAAGTGAGTGAGCGGCGCAGTTAAATGGGGAGAGGAAATGCGCGGCTTTTGAGCCCAAATCACGCTGCAACATTTCAGCGTTTTGAAGCTACATTTCTGTCTATGGTCGCGGCAGTTGTGAGTCAAGTGAACCCACACAGTGACCGTAAGTGGCTAAGTGCGAAAGAGTAAGTGACTCGTAGCGCGTGACCTTACGAATCCATGTGCCATCACAGGCACAAAACGCTCAACCACTGGCGTCAATCAAGCCAAGTTACCCCCAACTTCCTGAATTCACGGGTCCTTCCGGGCCAAAACTCTATGCGGGGGGCAAAGGTGCGAGATTTCGATACCGATAGCCCCGAAATCCGGGTACGCAGTACGCACCGGGTACGCACCCGGCCAAATTCTCACGACAGCAGAACGTCTCCGCGTTTGACGTAGGTGTCGAGTTTGTCGATTGGCAAAAACAAACTGTTGCCGTCTTCTTTACGAACTTCCAGACATCCGTTTTGCTCTGGACCCACGACCTCATAGGTCCCTACGCTTAGCGGTGCAAAGCCTGCATCGCTACCGTCTTTGTGATGTTGACGGGCTAAGACCCCGTTAATGACTGTTATCCGCACTTCAGCTTTTCGTTGTTGTTTGCGCAATTTTAACTAAGGCCCCTCATGACACCCGAGATCCGAATGGTCGCGGTCGATACGCTCATCCCGTACGCCCGCAATGCCCGCACGCACAACGATTCTCAAGTTGCTCAGATTGCAGCTTCCATTGCCGAATACGGCTGGACCAATCCCATCCTCACAGACGGTGAGCGAGGCGTCATTGCAGGCCATGGCCGCTTGATGGCAGCCAGAAAACTCGACCTCAAAGAGGTGCCTGTTATCGAGTTGGCGCACCTGACCCCAGAGCAAAAGAAGGCCTACATCTTGGCCGACAACCGAATTGCGGAAAACGCTGGCTGGGACCAAGAGCTTTTGAAGCTTGAGTTGGCTGAGCTCCAAGCTGCTGACTACGACCTCTCGCTCATGGGGTTCACGGATGAAGAGATTGATGACTTGCTCAGTCCAGAAGATGAAGGCGGTGGTTTAACCGAGGATGATGCAATCCCAGAACCACCAATAGATCCTGTTTCCAGACCTGGGGACTTGTGGATTCTCGGCAACCACCGCCTCCTTTGTGGTGATTCCACGGTGCTCTCGGATGTAGAGCGTCTCATGGATGGACAACTGGCCGACATGGCTTTCACAGACCCGCCCTACAACGTGGACTACGGCAACAGTGCCAAAGACAAGATGCGCGGCAAAGACCGCCGCATCCTTAACGATGCGCTGGGTGACGGGTTCTACAAATTTTTGTACGACGCCTGTCTGAATTTGCTCATCATGACCAAGGGTGCTTGCTACGTTTGCATGAGCTCTTCTGAGTTGCACACTCTGCAAAAAGCGTGGCTCGATGCTGGCGGCAAATGGTCGACTTTCGTGATTTGGGCCAAGAACTCATTCACGTTAGGACGTGCTGACTATCAGCGTCAGTATGAGCCCATCCTCTACGGCTGGAAGCAGGGCTCGGACCACTTCTGGTGTGGAGATCGTGACCAAGCGGATGTCTGGTTCTACAACAAGCCCCGTGTTAACGACTTGCACCCTACGATGAAGCCGGTCGAGCTAGTTGAGCGCGCTGTGAAGAATTCATCCAAGAGCCGAGACATCGTGCTGGACTTGTTTGGCGGTTCAGGCACCACGGCGATTGCTTGCGAAAAAACCAACCGACACGCTCGACTCATGGAGTTGGATCCCAAGTTTGTCGATGTGATCGTCAAACGCTGGGAGGATTTCACGGGCAAGAAGGCGGTGCTTCATCGCGCTGAAGCGCTAGAGCTTGATGCACCTCAAGCACTAGACGAAAACCCTTTAGCGAATTGACATCTAACCGTGCCAGAATCACGCCCGTTCGTTAAAAGGAGATTACGTTGAACAAAACTGAATTGATTGAGGCCTTGGCCCACGAAACCGAAATGTCCAAGGCTGCATCTGGCCGTGCGATTGAAGCATTGCTTGCAATCATCACCAAGACAGTTGCAAAGAAAGAAGATGTCCAGTTGATTGGCTTCGGCACCTTCAAAGCAAACAAGCGTGCAGCTCGTACGGGCAAAAACCCACGCACTGGTGAAGCACTCAAAATCGCAGCAGCGACAGTGCCAAGCTTCAAAGCTGGCGCTGCGTTCAAAGCAGCTGTGAACAAGAAGAAGTAATCACTTCGCTTGTGCATCGCACAAGGCGGCAAAGGTTTAGGCCTTGCCGCCTTTTCTTTTTACAGCGCCAAGGGCTGCTGCTCCCAGAGAGCTGTGCCATCTGTTTTGAGCCAGAGTCGCTCAATAAAGTAATCACGAGCGCTCATCTCAATGACTGGTTCACCAGTTGGGCGAAGGTTTGTTCTGCCTGTGGGGAGATAGAGTCTCTCCATGTGCGTGATGGCCACGATGGCATTTCGTTGCCACTCCAATGTGATCACGCATTGTCCACGCGGCCTGCCGTTGGCATCGATGCGATTGCTTCGAGTGACTTCCATGTTCAAGCCACTTGCTCTGCAATCAACTCACCGAATTGGCTTCTGATGATGTCGTAGATCATCCAAGACTTACGCATTTCGTGAACCTTGGCGTTGTGGATTTTTCCCAAGCATTGAGTTGTCCATGCGGTGAATACATCCTGTTTTGTTTTCTTGCGAAGGCTCACTAAAACTTGGGTGGCTTTGTCGAGTTGGCTCATGCTGACTCTCCTTGGTGGAAGCTCTCTGTTCGTGCCATTTCGGCTTGGGCGTTGGCGATTAGGTCAAGACGCAAGTTTGGGGAGATGTTGCAAACCAAGTGGTTCAAGCTCCAATTCAAAACTGCCGCTTTGTCCTTTGGGGTTGAGGCCTCTTTGAATCTTTCGATATATCGATCTAACTCATGCATGCTGGCTTCGAGCGTTGCGCGTGCATACATCAGGGCTTCCAGTGCAGTTCTTTCGGCGTATTGGGTTTTGATTTCGTGTTCGGTTTTCATGTTGGTTCTCCGTTTGCGTTGCGATGACTCTATGAACGCTCTACTTCACGAAGAAGTAAAGCTATTCAACAAATTAATCGCTTGTGTTGCTTATTACTGACTGCATTGGCAGCAAATCAGCCAAGTCTTGCCACATAACGGGCGTAGTCGCCGCCTTCAGAGTTGACGTAGAGGTAGGGGCGACCTGGTGCTTTGATCTCAACGCAGAAGAATCCATCGCCTGTACCGCCGCCTTTACCCGCAAGCCACTCGCGTGATTTGAGTAATGTGCGACCAAAGGTGTCGAACTCTTCGGGGCTCATCTCGCGGGTTTCTGTGACGAGCACTTTGTAGTTGCCGTAGCCACCTACCTCATCGAGGCTGCAGGGTTTGCGTGCAAAGGGGAGCTCAACGCTGAGCTCTTCAACTTCGATTGGTTTTCCATCGAAGGTCAAGGTGCGGGGTGTGCGCTCGATCGTGATGGTCATGGTGCTCATGCTGCAACTCCTTCGCTGCAAATGCGGTATGTGCGTTCTTGGCCTGTGATCTTTTCTGAGGTGATGGTGAGTCCCAGTTTCTTCTTAAGGGATCCAGCCATCGCACCCCGCACCGTGTGTGATTGCCAGCCAGTGGCTTCAACCAGTTGATTCAAGGTTGCACCGTCGGGGCGCTTGAGCAACTCAATCATTTGCGCTTGCTTGCTTTTTTCTCGTACACGCGGTGTTTTGGTGATGGATGACGCATCAGTCAAATCTGGCGCTAATGCTTTTTCAGCGCCTTTGCGTGGGACACCAAGCGCGTCGTAGCCCTCTGCTGCAATGAGCCAGTTGCTGGCGCTCTTGGTGATCAGTGCGCGGTTAAACAAACCGTCGAGCACCTTTTGTCGTGCGCCGCCTTTGATGTTCTCGGGGAACCATTCAATCTTTCCGTCGGTGTGTTGATGGGCGTGGGCAAGGATGGCTTGTTGGGTGGCTGTGAGTGTGGTGGTCATGTGTTTCTCCGATTGAGGTGGTTGGGTTTACTTCTTGATGTTGTGAATCTGGCTGGCGCGATCAAAGCCAACCCAGTGGCCTTCTTTGTCCAAACCGCGTGAGGCCAGCTCTTCCCGAGCTAAGCGGTTTAAGTCCAGCTCACCCTTGGCTGCCGCCGATAAGGCTTTGATGCCAGCGATCTGGATAAAGCCCACCTCATCGAGGGTGAGGCCGTTTGTTGTGTAAGTCATCGTTTCAAGCTCCTTAGGGTTGTTGATGGTTTGCATGTTTTTTCCAAATATTTCTTTGTGAGGTGCGTGATGAACGCTTCTATTTCCGATCGAGTCAAGCGAGTGGTGAATCTCTTGCTGCAACTCCTTGTTGTCCTTAAGCCTTCTTTGTTTTCTTCTTCAAAGCCACCTCAACCTCAGCCTGAGATCCAGCCTGAACCCCTGCCTCAAATGCAGCCTTCAGAGCCGACTCAATCGCCCAAACCGAAACGTCGTGGAAGTCCAAGCGGTCAGAGTTCTGGGTCTTCAAGGTCTGCACAAAAAAGTGCTTCAAAGCGATCTCCTCCAAAAGCGAAGAGGGCGCGGTGATCGCGTTGGCTGTGGTGTGGTGGTTCATCAATCGCTCCAAAAAAATTAATCAAATGCGTTAGCGCATGTACGTATGAACGCTCCATTCGTGAACAAGATCAAGTTGTTCTTTGATTCAGACTGAATCACTTGGACATGAGTGCGCTTTAGTACGCTTATTCGCGCGCACGCACTCACAGGACCTCATTCATGAGCCAAAACATGTCCATGCGCGCTTATGCGCGCTATCGTGGAATTTCTGATGGCGCTGTGCGCAAAGCCATCCATACCGGGCGCATCACTGCTAATCCCGATGGATCCATTGATGTAGACAAGGCCAACGAGCAGTGGCGTCTGAACACCGATGCCTCGCAGCAACGTGGTGAACACCGTCCCGTGCCCAATGAGGCGATTGCCAGCGTTCGAGAAACGCTAGGTGACTCGTCAGGGGCACAGGCCCCCTCAGTGGGTGGTACCACCTTGCTGCAAGCGAGAACAGCCAATGAGGTGCTTAAAGCGCAAACCAACAAGGTGCGCTTAGCGCGCCTTAAAGGCGACTTGGTGGACCGAGCGCAGGCGGTGGCCCATGTCTACAAATTAGCGCGCACACAGCGCGATGCGTGGCTTAACTGGCCCGCTCGTGTCTCTGCACAGCTAGCGTCTGACTTGAACGTCGATGCTCACCAAATGCACCAGATCTTGGAAAAGGCGGTGCGTGAGCATTTGCAGGATCTGGGAGAGATGGCGGTGCGA